AGCAGCGACAGCTCATTGTTCGCCATTATAAATTAAAACCCGCTGCTTCCATCGGGTTTTTGGGCTTTTGCTTTTCTTTTTTCGGCACATTCTTTACTTTGGCGAGAGGGTTCAGAAACAGCCGGTCTTGCATTTTTATCAGCATGTCCATTTTTTTATTAATTGCTGTCTCCAGCTTTAAAATGCCTTCGACAGATAGCAACTCACTGATTGTCTTCTGGACGATATGCTCCAGGTCTATGGCCTTATCCATTAGAGCATCTTCCAATTCTGTACTATCCGAAATACGGTCAAGTTTTTGCCTGATCTTCAAAAGACCTTCGTATTCCGAATATGTCTTACAGTACAATGCTAAGCTGCCAATATCAGTGGTGCTTAATACTTCCATCCCGCTTGCCGCAGCATCCTTATATTCTTTAACAAGCTTCTTCCAATACTTAAATGCAACCACATCATTTTTCACAAAGACCGGCGCAGTAAGTTGCTTAAAATCTTGCAAGCCAAGTTTTAATTCGGACTCTTTTCTGTCCTTAATTTCTTGCTTAGTTAAATGCTTTTTACCCTTGGCTGTTAAGATATCAATTGGCATTGCATTTCTTCCCATGATCACCACCCCTAAAAAAACTTCATAAAGGGAATTTTTTCTGCGCGAAGGGGGCAATGCGGTCTATATGGCGGCACCCGTAGAGATTTACACCCCCCTCCCCCTTGACCAATTACTGTCTTCACGCGCTGTCTTGCTATCGTGATGCCTTTTACATAAAGGCTGATGATTCTTTGTATCCCAGAAGAGCTTTCTGTCACCCTTATGCGGGATAATATGATCGACCACATTAGCCTCTTTCATTTTTCCTTCCCGGCTGCACTCCACACATAGCGGATTGCGCTTTAGGAATCCCTTACTATACTTTTGCCACTTATAGTTGTAACCCCGTTGCGTTGCCGTGCCGCGCTTGTTGTCATACTCCTGTTTGGCACAGCGCCTATGCTTATCACAATATCCTGCCTCAGCCAATTCCGAGCAACCCGGATAGCGGCAGGGCCTTAAAGGTTTTAAAGGCATTAGTTACACCTCACATTGTTTTATTGCGTTGCGGTTGCGGTATTGCGTTAGCCTTTAAAACTCCTTAACTCCTGCACTTTAAGCTCAACTAGCTTCTTTGCTCCTTGATATTGAGCTTCCCGTCCATCAAGTTCAGCCTTCCCCATAATATAAAGCGCCTCTGCCTGCTGGTGCTCATCCTCGGCATCTAATACATCACGAGTTTGTTCAGCAATACACTTAACAATAGATGGTGTTCCCTTGTCCTTATTCAGAACAATAGCGGCAGAAAGTTTCTTCTTGTACACTTTTTCTTTCGTCTTCATGTTGATTGCATATGTACCAACAAGCCGAGCAAGTCTTGCAACTTCATTACTTAGTGCCGTTGTCAATCCATCTAATTCACCAGGAGACAAGTCCTCTGGTATAAACTCAGGTAATTTATACATTGTATCCCATCGCCCTCCTAACGGTTAGCTTACATTCTTTAATCGTTATCCCTTGGCGCTTAGCAGCCAACTTATATAACCGTTCTTTACTTATCTTGCCTTTATGGTTTAAGCCATGACAGCCTTGCTGAAACCTGGCTGGCCCACAAAGAACAACAACATTCTCAGGAATATCCGGGCCATTACAACCACCCATTCCCTTAGCCTCAATATGGGCCGCTTCCAAAGCTAATGTACTACCACACAATTCACAGCAACCCGCTTTTTCTTTCATACGATCCAGTAGCTTTCTGTCTTTTTTGGTGATATGTTTCGGAAACATCATTTCGCTAAAGACCTTATATTGGTTAATGCCCCGTGTTTTCGTTCCATTGGAGAAACAGGAGAGCACATACCAGACCGGCTTCCAAGATAGTCATTACACTTTCCCTTTAACCATTGCACCTTCGCAGCTGTACATCTTGACTTACTATTGTTGAGGCAATCAGTTTTACTACAGGTTATCTCAGGCATGCGCTTTCCTCCCCTTTAGGCATAGCAAAAGCCGCCCAAATGGACGGCTTGCTTTATTCTCACTATTTTTCACAATACTATTTTACAATGGTTAATGTCAAAAAAGTGTCGCCATTTTGTCGCCTTTTACATTGCCTCAAGTGCCATTACTCCAAATAAAGCCACTGCAAACTTTTTTATGGCTTTATTCTTTATCTCATAAACAGACTGCCGGTGACTATATCCCAATTCATCAGCAATAGTCTCCTTATCCTTCTTCTCCACGTACCACATATGGAGTAAATCCCGGTAACGCTCACAGCCTGGATCAAGGCAGATTCCACTGAGTTCTTCCTCTACCTTCTCAATCTCTTCCTGAGTACGCTCTTTCATTTCCTGCCACCTTTGAAGTTGATAAATTTGATTCAAAGTATTAACAGGCTTCCCTGCCCTTACCCCGGTCACATCCATATTAACCGCTCCTACTTCCCTGGGAGCACCCTGTTGTTTAAGTTGTTTTATCATACGGTCAGCATGTCCTAAACTTTGACTTAACTCCCGATAGTACCTCAGATAGTTTTCGGCCTCTCTGATGCAGTTCATGCCTCATCCCTCCCCCAATTAACGGCATTAGGGCGACCAATGTCACCCTCAATACCGCCGCCCCTTATTCCCTATTTATCATGCCTATAACAATGTCCCTCACCCGGATGGTCTGTCCTAAATCCAGGCTTATTACTGCATGGATTACCCGCCTTTGTTGCCGCCCCACATATCGACGGCTGACTGTCTCCAGCCGCATCCTTTCAGTAGTCCCCTGGTACTTCATGGCCCATTCTATCAAAAGGGCTTTCTTGAGTACCGCCGCCAGTGTTATCATCACCCGACCAAAGCTCTTTTGCTACAAAATCGGCTACAACTTCTGACACTCGCTTCTTTTGCCCGTCACTTCCTTCGTAGCTACGAACCTGTAAACGCCCTTCTACAAGCACCCTGTCGCCCCTACCAAGTCCATTACCGCACTTCTCGGCTAAATTCCCCCATACTACAACTGGTATGAAATCCGTTATTTCCTTCCCTTCTTGGCTTGGATGCGGACGAGATGATGCTACTGTAAAGGTTGTTACGGCTTTTCCGTTCTTTGTAAAGGTTGCCTCTGGAAATTGAGCTAAGCGCCCAAGTACCTTAATTCTATTCATGCCCTCTCCCCCTGCTTGACTATTTGCTGGTTATGTTGAAGCATACAGTTCCTAAACACGGCACTACTTCCGGCATTGGCGTACCTGTGCATTTTCCCGACTTATTACTTCTGCATTGACACTTACTGCCCATAATGCAATTTGTCCACTCCGAATATAGACGCTCATCTTGATTTACCGAAACTGTAACATATTTCTTTTCGGGGAAAGGCGCTGTACGCATGCCAGAAAGTTTTATCTCAGCAGAATAATTACCTTGCATCAGTAATTACCTCCTCACAGCTCCCCTTAGCCGCCGCCTCTTCAATCATAGCTATCTGAAGCAAACTATAAACGACTCGATCTTGTAGGCGAGAACGGGCCTCGTATACATCTATTCCTTTTGCTAGGGCCACATTGTGTTTGTCTACCAAGATCTCAGCAACTTTGAACATAGCTGCATGCGGATTTTCTTTGTACAATTCGGGGAGCTCACGCTGTGCTGTCTGCCGGAAGTTATAAAATACATCATCACCGGCACCATACGCCTGATTCTTTTCAGAGAATAACGCCTTAATCTTTTCCTGCTCGGTATTGAGAACACTATTAAATTCTTGACGTTTCATATAACCTTACCTCCATGCTTGTATGGTCTAGTTTTGTTATACTCATGCTTTTCTAATATAGCCGCCTCTAAGTCAATACCGTACTTTCCGCAAATATCCATAATCCTTATTACCGTATCAGCTAATTCGGGAGCTATGCCCTCCGGTTTTGTGCTGCACTTCGTGGGAGCCGTAGCTCTATACCCGCCGCCGCTATAATATAAGATTGGCAATTCACCCTTTATTAACGGATGACCATTACGGTACTCTTCCAGGGCCTCTGATAGTTCGGAATGGCAAAGGGCAATCAATTCACCGAAACTTCTTTCCTCGCTCCACCAACCATGATTAATAGCATTTTGATGGACTTCTTTTACTAATTCATTTATTTGCATTGTTACTCACGCTCCTTTTTGAACTTGCGCCGCTGTAGTTCCCTTTCTTTATTGGTCCATCCGGTCATTTCCTCAAAGAGTATTCCTTGGTGGCAATGTGGGCAACTCAGAACCATTGTTCCGCTGCGGCAGTAGCTTTCTAATTCCCGAATTCTTTTAAGCCACGGTTTATAGTTGCTCAATTCTTTAGCCTTATCGCAAAGGTTGTTAACCTCTTCTTCCATCCTTTCACCACGGTTAGCAAGTTTTAGCATCGCGTCAAATGGATTTACCACATTCCCGCACAACTTGCAGGTGATTTCTCTGTTCTGGGTATCGACAATGTATTGGGGCCAGACTCGCCTGTATTCATAGCAGGTGCAATGTTTCTTTTTTCCGTAATCGGTTTTTAGTGTGGTGAATTTGATTACATTGTCCGGCAGTTTATCGCTCAACGTTTACCCCTCCTGCTCTGGTAGTGCCGGTAATGGCATGTAAAGTATAATTGGTTGTTTGGGATAAATAGGGCAAAAACAACCCCTCTGCACATGATAATACAATACATATTTTGTAAATCCATCCCACACCAAAAACTCTCCGTCCTTATCCGGCATTCCCTCCGTTACCGGTATCCAGTCCCTTTGCTGGCCTAACTTGGCTAAATGGATTAGTTTAGCTCTTGCAGCTTCGTCATCCTTAGCGCATCCACAATCCAAGCAAGCGCAATTTGGATCTCCTACGCTGACTATTTTCTCTCCCCACTCTAGGTCGTTCATATTTGACCCTCCTAACCTCTCGCATAGCGTTTTGCAAGTATTTCTTGTGGGACGCACAGTTCTGGCAAATTGGCTCTTATAAGAGCTTCTGAGAATTGAGGCGGAACCGCATTTCCGCACCTGGCAACCTGGTCAGCTTTTGAATACTTCTTGCCGTCACAATCCCGGTCAATAATATAGTCTTCAGGGAATCCCTGGGCATTGAACAATTCACGCGGTTCTAACATTCTCATTCCAATATCGACTATTTGATAATTCTCGCCGTGTATGGTGACAAGGCCAAATTTGTCTTTTGTGGTTACTGTGTGCATTGGTTCATTTACCGCTTGCCCTTCGCCAGTGCCGTAGTATTTCACGAGGAAGGCTCTCACTTCTCCAAAGTGCAACCCGCCGGCTGTTATGGTTTGAATCGGTTCCGTTACCTTCTGGCCTATATTCGTTCCCTTCATTTTCACTAAATGACTTGCTACCAGGGCGTACCTGGGAGACGAATCAACCACCATGAGCGGCCTTTCAAGGTTTTGCCCGCGCGTTTCTTTATCCGATTGTTCGCCGTGGTACTGAATAAGCGTAGGCGTAACTAGTAAATGCTCTGCCTTAGTTACGACTGTTGTTAACGGCTCCTCGATGTTGTACTGCATCTTGTCAGTGCCAAACCCAGTCTGCCCGATTCTCGCAATGTAGGGGGTAACTATTCCCCATCCATTTTTTGCGGTTACAGTTTGCAGCGGCTCGTCTATTCTCTGCCCCCGGAAGTCAAGGCCATGATGATTGACTTTAATCACAAAAGGTTCTGGATTTTCTATTACGAATTTTTGTATACCCCTGGCTATCCGTTTCATTGTGTTTTCAGCCAGCGGCTTCTTCCGCTCAAATATCGAGGGGCAAGGCAACGACCAGTCTATGCACTCTGCCGCCGTCCTCCAGGGCTTCAGCTTGCCGGATATTACCGCCTCACTCTTTGGGTCGCCGTGTGTTGGTTTGGGCCAGCTAATCGGCATATTATCGCGCCTGGCAACCAGGAAAAAGCGTTTGCGAATAGTTGGTGATCCAAAGTCACAGGCTCTAAGTTCTTTCCAGTCTACATGATAGCCATGCCGCTTTAAGGCATTAATGAAAGCTTTAAACGTATGGCCCTTTTTATCTGGGTCAGGCATGCCATTTTTCAGCAGCGGCCCCCATGTTTTAAACTCTTCTACATTCTCCAGCATGATTACCCTTGGTTTTACTACTGCCGCCCACCGAACAGCAACCCACGCCAAACCGCGAATATTTTTTTCTACTGGCTTTCCGCCCTTGGCTTTACTGAAGTGCTTGCAATCTGGGCTAAACCAACACAACCCTACTGGCCTGCCCCCCGTTACCGTTAAGGGGTTAATATCCCATACCGATTCAAGATAGTGTTCTGTCCCTGGGTGGTTGGCCTTGTGCATCCGTATTGCAGCTATGCTATGGTTAATAGCAACATCAACCTCTCTGCCTGTAGCTTGCTTTGCTCCTTGGGAATCTCCACCGCCGCCGCAGAAGTTACTGACTAGGATTTCTCTAAACAAGTCCTCTGATGGTTTCACCTCTCCACCTCCTACGTTACATACCGTATCTATATATTTGTTGTGTTACATGTATTGGTGTGTTAATGGCCTAACTGATTCTTCTTTTCCTTGGATCGTATTCCGCAAATGTGCAAGACTTCTTGGTCTGATACTTATTGCACCACCGCGCCAGGTGCTTTATCTTCTGGGGAGCGTGTTGCTTATCATAGACCATTACAAACGAGTTAACACCATATTCGTCAAGTATCGCTATGCGCTGTAAATCCTGCTCTATAGTGCTGCTGAAGTTGACTAGGATATAAAACGACAGCCGATCATGGTGTATTCCCTTACTAAGCAGTAATTCAATCCCGGTCCGGACATCGCGCTCAATCCCTAGATGGTCAAAAGCAAAATGTATGCGCTTTCTGTGTTTCATTGCCGCCAGGTACTCAGCTTGCTCCTGCCCTACCAGCCGAATGTCTAAACCCTGTGTAAAATCCACCTTATACCCATTTTCAATAATTTGCTGCGATTTCTCTCGCCATAGAGGCGATGCAAGGTAATTGTTGTCCAGCAGTATAAGTTCATTTGACAGGGGATTAATCAAGTCACTAGGCCACGCCACTTCTTTTATGCCGCCTTCTTTGATAGGAACTACACAAAACTCGCATTTCCGAATGCATCCCGTAGAAGTAAATCCGAATCCGTAATTTATCCCGTACAGTTCATAATCAGGTTTCACGGCTTCCACTTCGGGCGGCAGGCGCTTAACCAAGTCCCAACCAGTGCCGCCTATCTCTACACCGATCCGCGCCAAACGCTCCGCAATGGTCCGTGAGTCGGTGAACACTGTAGCGCCGTATAGTTTATCCCATTGAGCGAATAAAGACTGTCCTAGTAAAACATCATCAGGCTTTAGCAGGTCTACTTGGTGTCCTTGTGCCTTATGCCACGCTGACAGTTTCATAAGAGCCAGATTAGGCAGCTTACCGTCTATATGGATAAGCCCGACACGCATTACCTCTCCCCCAATAGCTCTGGGTTATCCCATATTAAACCTTGCATTACGGGTATTTCACCCCTTTCCAACTTGCGTCTATGCGCCTTGTACTCGTTGTACTGCTGACGGTATCGGTAGCTGTCGCCAAACACGTTCCACGCGGCCTTTACCAAATTCGGTTCAAATGGTCGTATCTTTTCCAAATCTTCTATCGCTTTCGCTGATATAGAGCATCCGCAGCAGCCTGTGCGCGTCAGTCCGTATACCTCATAGGCATCCGAATATCGGATTTTGTAGTGATTTTTGTACCACTGCTTATCCGCGTCCGATACATAATACAATGGTCTGAGCCTATATTTTCCGTCAGCTGTTTCGGTAAAACACATGGATGTATTATCTTTTCGTGGTACAGACCTCATCCCGCCCTCGTCCCGACGCTCCCCCGTAATGATCATATCAAATGGCTTTTGGATACTGTGAGCTACTTGTTTTTTGCAGTAATCGCAACATTTGTTGCTGACTTTGAAAGGAATCGGGTTTTCGATTATGAAGTCAAGCATATATTTTGACGAGCCGATGACAAGCTGAATGTCCGGTCTCGGCTCCCCGGCGGAATTGCACCCGCACAGAAAGTTAATTGTTGATTCGCACTTCGGATAACGTTTTTTAAGCTCTGCCCGCTTTGCTGCCTTGTCCTCTGCGTCTGCATATTCGGCGGCTATTGACAGCGGAATGTTTTTCTTTTGGACGCCCTCTAAGCCGCTCGACATAATCTTTGAAACAAACGGTATCCCGTGTTCTCGTGTGGCCAGCACTATGTTTTTCTTGGGGCGGTGTGGAGTTATTTTTATACCGTATAACTCTTCCATTTTGCGAACTTGGCGTTTTGTCGCCTCCATCTCAAGCCCGGTGTTAAAAAAGCAGTAATGAATGGGCGGGAGATTGAATATTTTGCGCACCGTCTCAATCAGGTGCAGCATGATGTCGCTATCACTCCCGCCTGAATAGGAGCAAATCGCATTGGGGTATTGAATCAGCCTCTTCGCGATTATACTTTGTATAGCTGTAAATTTGGCTGGTGCATTAAAATCTGCGTATGCGGGTCTGTCTGTGTATACTTTGCTTTTGTGCATTATTGCTTACCCTCCTAGCGCAGCCTGACAATAATTGCACTCATATTTACCGTTTATCAAAACCCAATCATCAGCGCCACAACTGCACTGGCTAATTTTATAACGCTTATTCCCTAGATTGTCGGTTCTTACATACTCGGCACTGGGAACAAAAGGTATGGCTTGTTGAGTTATTGTTATAATAGAGTGCAGCGTAGGTGTGACGTTATGTATATTAACCCCTACTACCTCTGCGTAAATATCCTCCAGCGATGAGCGCATAGCGGCTATAGTGGCCTCTAACTCTGCGCATTTAGCCCGTTCTTCCGTTAGCCGACATACTACCCAAGCCAGAATGCCAATAGGTGCACAAACCTTACCATTTCCCCTAGTTAGCTTTATCATTTCTTCTTTTACTTTTTTGTTAAATCGTTCAGTTTTACCCTCTACCGCCTCTATCTTTGCTCGGGCCTTCGCAAGTTCTATATCTTTCAAAATAGCCTCCTCCGACCTACCGCAACGAACGCAAAGCTTTAACGTAACAGGGCCGTCCTTTACACCGTCGAGGTCAGTAACCACATGAACTCTGAATAAATGCTGGCAATCATCCATTTTTTCTCCCTCCCCACTCTACACTAAGCCCCTTTACGCTTCGGCTTATTCAGTACCGCAGGGTCAATCCCATACAGCGCACACTCTTCCGGTGTTGCCTTCCTCGTTTTGCACGGCATTGGCTCATCATCCCTCATAGCCGCCTCTATATCATCACGCCGTAAGAAGAAGCGCCTGCCTTTATTTAAAATCTTCATTGTTGGTATCAAACTACTCTCCCCTTTCAATCATAGGCCCCATAGAATCGCCGCTCACTACGAGGTACTTCTTGCCCCATACCAAAGAAAGTATCTTTGTTGTACCGCTTTTGGCATGGCTGCATAATCATTTGCATCCAACCATTTTTCTCTATCCGAAGCGCCATTGTATAGCCGCAAGTTTTATTAATTTCCTGGCACATTTCTAAGCCATTGCAGTCTTTGCATTTATCCCGAAATTCCATAACCGATGCTATTACTGAATAATTGCGATCAATCAAAGCGTCTGTTGCCTCTGGAAAACCATTCTCTAGGGCAAACTTGCGGACTTTAGCAAATAACCGTTCATCCCTTGCTGGAATGCTTTCCATATGCTTCACGCTCCTTTGCTTTTGGCTACTGAGTTAATCATTTTTATTGCCCTAGCATCAGGCAACTCACTTACATCCTGGACTGGAAAATTCAATCCCTTTATCGTTGACGCTGGTAAATGAACTAGCTCTTTAAAACAACGACTCCGGTAAGTTTCATAGATTTTTAAAAAGTGCGCCCTATCTACACCAATTTCATGTGAGTTACAAAGGTTTCTCCATCCAATTGCTTTTACCGCCGCCCCAATTGCAGGATGACTAAACTTTGGTGACTCAAAACCGCTTTCTCTAAGTTGCTCCATAACCTCAGACCATGCCACAGCAGCATCCGGCAAATAACAGCCTGGGTCTGCCGCCAATATTGCTCTTCTTAGAACCGAAACTTTAGGAAAATAATCACACTCAGTAATGCAATCAAATACACCCTGTTGCGCCATCTCAAACGAATAATCAGCCAAGCACGCGACATAGATCATAACCGTTTTAGGCGGAATATCTTCTCGCGGATAAGCAGATACAAGACAATCCACAATAGCAAAACATTCATCCGGTGTCATACTCTTCCCCCTCTCGCATAAAACATTTCCCTTGCTTGCTGTACTGCTGACTGAGATTTAGGCTGCGCTTGCTTGTCGGGTAGAACCTTAACGGCCTTACTCTGCTGCCCCTCAAGCCGGTCAAACTGCTTCCGCAGTGTGTCAGCACTTAAAATATTGTTTTGCCAAAACTGGTCTTTTTGGCTCCAAGCAATGATACTTGCTATCACGGCGGGCCTACGCTTGTCCTGCTCAATCATAAGGCGCATCGTATTTGCCCACTGATCGAGTGTCTTAGGCGCTTTAAAATTTGGCTTATGCTCCAAAATGCAATCAAGCAGTTTCTGAGCTAACTCTAAATGCTCATCGTCAAAGGCATATTGCTTGGTAGCGGTCTTTTTACCCTCAAATTCCTGTCCGCCTGGTTTAATCGTCTCGACGGCAGTCGGGACAATAATATTATCTTTATCTATCTCTGTATCTGTATCTGTATCTAGGGCGTTACATGGCGTTACATCGTCAGGTAGAGGTGTTTCCGGTGTGTTACTTTCCGCTTGCGCGTGTTTCTCCCGGTGTTTCCTAACCCGTTCTTTAACTTTTTCGGGTGAAGCTGACGGTTTTTCATAATTGCGCTTATTGAAATTTACAAAGCGGATACCCTCATCAGTCTCCTGTATTATCCGAAGATCAGACAATAGGCCAATAGTCGTTTCCAAGGCATCAACATCACCGCCGGAAACTTCAACCGCCAGT